TTCTACACATTTCTATTTTTTTCTGATACGATAATCTCATACCGAGATAATTTGTTATACCAACTGACTCGGCAGACTTACTCCAAGATGGTGTAACACATTTAGTTAGGAGAAAAATATGGCTAAATCAACATTTTCAGGACCAGTCAGATCTTTGGCTGGATTTATAACAGCAGGAAGCACATCTGTTGTTAGCTTAACAGCTGATACTTCTATTACAGTAGCCGCACACGCGGGTAAGGTATTAACCACTAACGATGCTGATGGTAAGTTCACACTACCTAGTATAGTTACAACTACACCTTCTGATCCTACTGATCCAAGTCAACTTAATAATCTAGGAGCTAGTTTCTTCTTTGTAGTAGAAACTGCAGCTACAGATATGGATATTAAGACAGATGGAACAGATAAGTTTGTAGGTGGCCTTTACACAGGTAAAGATGACTCTACAGGTAAAACTTTTGTATCTGGTGCATCTAATGATGTAATCACCATGAATGGATCAACTAAAGGTGGACTAGCTGGTAGTATCGTAAAAGTAACTGCAATAGCTTCTGCGAAGTATGCTGTTGAAGGAATCATTTTAGGTTCAGGAACTATAGTTACACCATTTGCTGACGCTTAATAGGAGACTAATATGAGTTCAGATGTAAAAGCATCCGTTCCTTTAACTAGCTCAGGAAGGCTTCAAGGTTTTATTGGATCTTCTGGGGCGGGAACCGCTACTAATTTAGGCTCACTAAGGATACAGTCTGTACAAGCTCAATCTAGCGATGCTGACGCACAAATCATTATTTATGATGGTTCTAGCGCAAGTGGCACTAGGATAATAGCTCAGTTTAAGTTTGGTGCTGCAGCGAACGAATATTTCGATCACTACATACCAGGTTTGGGCTGTCGTTTTACAGAGGGAGCGTTTGTAGCTTTAACTAATTGTGACTTTTTTGTTGCATATTACAATTAAGAGATAGATATGTTTAAGAAAACTAAAGGTTACGCTCAAGGTGGAAAGACTAAAGGCAAGAGAGCTGGCGGTATGATGACCAAAGGCATGCGTAATGGCGGTATGATGACCAAAGGCATGCGTAATGGCGGTGTAATGACCAAAGGCTATAAAAATGGCGGTAAAGTAGCTGGTGCTATGAAAAGCAAGGGTTATAGACTTGGCGGAAGAGTCGCTGGAGCAATAAGAACCAAAGGAATAAAGGCTGGCGGTAAAACTGGCATGAAATCCAAAGGCATGAAAAAAGGCGGAAAAGGATAAGGCACGATAGATAGTGGCTTATTTACATAGCAATATACCGCATTTTAAGTGTTGGGTTAGACGCGAGTACACTCACAACCACGAGAAATATCATGGCGAATTTTTACACGCCATGGTCGTGGGCGTTACAACTATGCCAACTAGATGTCTTAGTTTCCAAGTTATCTTTACAGGCATTCTTTCAGAAGAACAGGAAGAACAAGGTATGGAAAACGTGCACGGAGGAGCAATGTGGGCAAGGATGCCTATAACTGCTCTTGTTGGAGACACACCATTTGTGGAGTGGCCACAGCCAATGGCAGTGCATGATGCTCAGCCTTGGGATTGTTCTTCTCACAACCATGCAGTGTATGTAATAGACAGAGCGACTCCATGCCCTTGGTTGGCAAAAATAGCAGGAGAAATGTACCCTGCTAAATACTTGTTCACAGTAGACTACGCAGAAAACGAAATAGCAGACGATCCTGCTCAGCACAAACAAAGTCATGTATTAGAACTTTTAGACGCTGGAGAATGGACAGGCAATATTGTAGCCTTGCCAAATAATAGAGTAAGAGTTACACACCCAGCTTGGTTTGAAACAGGTCAAGGAGCACCTGATTTTAGACCATCGGCTCACATACATTATTCTAAATCTGACCTTGATTATACGTTGGATGTTAACAGAATATTTGATAACCTATACGCAGAGGAGGAAGACTAATGGCTGATTTAACAGTTGCACAAAAAAGAAAACTTATAAAAGAATTAAAAGGTGCGTCTAGGCTGCATGCTAAACAGGCAGCTCAAATAGAACGCTCTATTAAGAATGCTAAGAAGAAAAAATAATGGCGACATCTGGAACAACTTCATTTGACCTCAGTGTCGATGAAATTATAGAAGAGGCTTACGAAAGGTGCGGTCTAGAAAATAGTTTTACTGTTACAAAAGGCACTGATGAATACAGTTTAGGCACAGATATTATAGATATAACATCTGCTGTTATTACTCGTGATAATACTGATTTTCAAATGTCTAGATTGAGTAGGTCTGATTATCTTTATACCCCTAACAAAACGGATCAGGCAAAGCCTACTCAATTCTTTTTAGAAAGACACATAACACCAAAAGTTTATTTATACCCCACTCCAGAAAATTCTACGGACGTAATTAAATTTTATGCACTAACTAGACTTCAAGATGCAGGAGACTACACAAACACGATGGAAGTAACATTTAGATTTTTGCCTTGTTTAACGGCAGGTCTTGCGTACTACATTGCAATGAAAAGAGCTCCCGACAGAATACAACTTTTAAAATCTGTGTATGATGAAGAGTGGGACAGAGCAGCCAGTGAGGATATAGACTCAGTGAGTTCTAAGTTTTTACCTCCAAGATTAGTAATATGATATGGCCTTTGCATCAGGTAAACGAGCTTACGGAATCTGCGATACATGCGGACAGAGATATCGTTTACACCAATTACAAGAACAATGGGATGGATTTAAAACATGCCCTGAGTGCTTTGATCCAAAACAACCACAACTAGAGGCTCCTCCTGTTGGAGCTGATCCCGAAGCTTTATTAAACCCAAGACCTGACAGAACAGAACCTGCTTCTGAGGTTCTTCTTACTAATGATCCTTTTTTAACTACTCAAGGTAGTGCAGTTATAACTGTATTTGAAGATAATCATGGAAGAAGCACGGGAGATAAAGTTAGGTTTAGAAACGTAGACTCTTTTGATGGGTTTACTAGCAGTGCTATAGAAGATCCTGATGGGTATTCAATTACAGTTACAGCAAATCCAACAACAGATTTGTTAAATTTCTTTAATAATACTTACACTTTTACAGCTATATCTGGAACAGGAACAACAGGAGCAAGAGGTGGAGGAGTAGACTGTACCGTAGGTCCAGCAGAAACTTTACTTCCTTTAAACCCTTTTAGGACAGGTAGTTCAGGCGCAAACACTGTAATATCTGTTACAGAGTTTAAGCACGGTAGAACTACAGGAGACACAGTTAGGTTTAGAACGACTGAGGCTGTAGATGGAGTAACTACTACTGTACTTGAAAGCGCAAGTGGATATACAATAACTGTAGTAGATGAAAATGAGTATAAGTTTACATCTACAGGAACAGCCACCACAGGTAACATAACAGGTGGTGGAGATAGCGTAACAGCAGGACCAGTATAATGGCAGGATTTACATTTAGCGGATTAAAAACAGCAATTCAAAATTACGTAGATAGCTCTGAAACTACTTTCGTAAACACACTAAATACGATCATAGAGCAAGGGGAAGAAAGAATCCTAAAGGGCGTTTGGCTAGATAACTTTAAGAAAAATGTAACTGGAACAGCTACTGCAGATTCTCCTTATCTAGGAATGCCCACAGATTTTTTAGCTCCATTTAGTCTAGCCGTAATAGATAGCGATACATATCACTACCTTAATTTAAAACAAGTTAGTTTCATGAGAGCATACAAGCCAACCACAACGGGTTCGGTTACAGGTAGGCCAAAATATTACGGAGAATTTGATAGTGACACTTTTATCCTAGCACCCACTCCCAGTAGCAACTTCACATTTGAACTTCACTATTTTTATAGACCAAATTCATTAACTGCAGCAGGAGATAGCGGACAGACATGGCTTTCAGAAAATGCTCCCACCACACTTTTGTATGCTTGTTTAGCAGAGGCTGCTATATTTTTAAAGATGGACCCTGCTGAAATTGCTATTTATGAACAAAGGTACATAAACGCGCTAGAAAGATTAAAAAACACTGCAGAGGGAGCAGGGACACAAAGTCAATATAGGTACGACCAAGTTCGTATTCCTATCACCTAATGCTACAAAAGCCTCTTCCAGAGTTAGAAGGTAAAAACATTGCGCTAGTTGCAATGGGCCAAAGTCAAATAGATTATCATTTGTCCAGGACACATAGCCTAGCTTTTGATGAAGTGTGGGCTATAAACGCTATGGTTAGTGTTCTTCCAGAAGTAGATAGAGCTTTCATACTAGACCCTATGTCTAGATTTTTAGATACAGAAGACGCAGGAAGCATGACTCAAATTATGCGAAAGTATCTTCCACAAATAGAGTATCCAATATATACATGCGAACTAGACAAACGTGTTTCTGCTGCAGAAGAGTTTCCATTAGGACCTTTGATAGGTGATTTAGGATGCGCTTATTTTAATAATACAGTTGCTTACGCTATTGCATTTGCTTTGTGGAATAAGGTAAGTCACTTAACAGTTTTTGGTGTGGATTTTACATACAAAACTAATATGCACTTCGCAGAGTCTGGTAAAGCTTGCTGTGAATTTTGGTTAGCAAAATGCATGGAAAACAATATAGATGTGTCGGTAGCTCCTAGATCTAATTTACTTGAAACAGATGTTCCTACAAAAGAAAAACTTTATGGATACCACAGGCTAGAAGACCCTGTTGTTACTTACATGAACAAAGGTAAGATGGGCGTTTGTAAATGGTCTGATATAATAAAACAAGAACAACCTTTTATAGGAATGATAGATAGAAATGACTTACCACCAGAACCAGAG